CCTTGGTATTTATAATCTTAGCATCCTCTTCTATAGATGCACTATGACCGTGCATGATTTTCACTTTATCAAATAAATAGATTGGATGGGTGTATAAGCAATTATACTCTAATGGAAGAGCATAGAACTTAACATCACTATTATATAAAGCCGCCCTAACCCAAGGCTCATCACATCCACTTTTTCTTTTCTTCAATAACTCTGTAGTATTATTTAGAAACTCTTGAGTAGCATTATTTTTTCTCCACCAGAACACCCCAAAAGCTAACTCGGGAAAGCAATTAGGAACGCCAGATATCTTTCTGGTATTCCAACTAACAGACATTGTCGAAGCTAGATCATATTTATTAAGCGATTCAAACACTTCATCAAGCCTATCACATACAAATGTATCAGCATCCATATGTAGCGTATGATCATATGGAGAGATTAAAAGACATTCAAATTTAGTAACCCAAATATCACCTATTGGTTCAGGAATATTAATAAAATTATCAAATGGAACATCTTTAAGAGGTTCACAATTGAGATTTGTGAATAGTGTTATAGGAATCTCTGGCATATGTCTCTTAAGACTACTTGCTGATTTTATAGCCAATTTAAGATAATAGTTATCTCTGATTACCATGTCGTCAAAATAATCACCTGGATCAGATGCTTTAAAATCAATTACGATATAAACTGCCCCTTTCGTCATAACCCCCTCCTAGATTCTATAGAATGGCTGTTTCATATCTTTTTTTAGAATCATAGTCAATCCACAATTTCCTGCAGTATACGGCCAAGTAAAAACTTCTGCAGATTTAAACTTCTCAATAGTCTTCCTAATGGTATATGTGTCAATAATTCTACCTTGTCTTATTTTTTTGTCATAAGTAGTTTCCCACGGGCATGTATCGTGAAGAAACATTACACCACCAACAAGCATCTTTTCAAAAAAGAAAGCTGTTTCAATGCCTAAAACTTCTGCATGATGATCACCATCAATAAACACAATAGCTGGTGAATCATTAAATTTTTCCATGAAATCAAAAGAAGAACAATGAGTCAAAACCATATTCTTGTGATCTATATTATCATTGAAAGTCACCCATTCACAAACCTTACCTCTTTTATCACAAGCATAATGCTTAACATTCATTTCAGCAGCCTGTCTTGCAAGAACTTCAGTAGATTCGCCTAATCCTATTTCTACAATGCATCCTTTAACATTACTTAAGATTACATCAACTAATCTGTCTAGTATGATCCAAGGATGATTTAATAAAACCATAATATCATTCCTTCCTATTGATATTATACAATTAATTCGCTAAAACTACATCCAAAATTTCTCCCCATTTGCAGGGATCAAGATTTTTCCTCGACCATTCTTTAGCATTGAGCCCAATGGCTTTCCTATAACCTTCTTTTCTTTGCAGTAATTTTAAATACAGTAAAAAACTATCATAATCAACACAATAAAATCCTGTATCTCCGTGAACTATCCTATCCTTAGTTCCATCTCTCGGTTCAGATAAGATAGGTAATCCAGAGGCCAATGCTTCAGCAACTACTCTTGGATATTGATCCCGCCACATATTAGATGTTCTATAAAGATAAATGTGTCCTCTACTAAGAAACTCTTCTACTGGCATAGAATTCCACTTATGAAAAACCATGCGCTTTTCATTTCTAAAATGTTTTTCAATTTCAGAATGAACAGGCATAAATTCAAATCTAATATTCTTTGTATCCTTCAACAATCTTTCATAAAACTTAGTATCAAGCTCTTTTATGATATGCTTTTGCCAAATATGAATTTTATCACCATTGCCAACTGATTCTTGAGTTACAAATTTTCGCCAATCAGAAGTAGAATGACGAAGCACAACTAGTTCACCTTTTGAATCTTTTCTATCGGCTGTACATACTTGGTAGAATTTATCTAGATCAATAGCTCCAAACAGAACTATTCTTTTAGTATTTTCAAAACCTAAAACATCTCTATCAAACTCATCTTTCTTTTCTTCATTTTGAAATATAACAGCTTTTAATTTACCAGTTTGATCTAGCCATCTACATTTAGGAAGGATTCCATTCGCAAAATTAACACCTATTATAACTGAACTTGATTTATTAACCAACTCTTGCCCTTCTTTGCAAAAGTCCCAAATACAGTCGTTAGCATAAAATAGAAGTGGCAAACCTTCTTTCATTTGTTGAACCATTGCGCCACTTTTAAAAGAAGCATCAATAATATTATTTCCATTATTCAAATAATTAGCATGAATTACACCCCACGGATAAAGGTTAATTTTCCAACCTGATTTTTCTAAAATCTTAGATATCATTAGGAAACTTTGTTCACCACCACCAGCAGAATTTAGATTACCAACTAAATTAATTTCTTTTTGATTTTTACTATCTTCTATAACATAATTAGATACAGTAACTTCATTTAGAATATTGGTGTCTATTTCAGAAGTAACAATTTCCTTCTTAATAAATTTTGCTAGACTATCAGCATCTATTGTTTTTATTGTGTGAACATTCTTTTTTTCATATTCACAAACACCACCGTCATAATACATTTCAATTGCTCTAATAACATCTTGAGCAGAAATCATATCCATGCATTTAGCAACTGTTCTTCCATTATCAGTAATAGTTTTATGGCAGAGTCTTTTATTGTGATCAGGATCCTTGGCAATGGGAATAACCCTAGCTTGCCAGCAACCACCATTATCACAACACTCGAGCGCACCATTAGTATGCAGATGCCTATGATTTGTGTAAGCTGTCCATCCTGAAGGCTCTCTACCGCCAGCCAATACGACACACGGTTTACGTGCCTTGCCCTTCTTAGGAGGGATCGCAGCCGCCATATGCATGAGAAAACTTAGCCCACTAACACAACCCTCTGAGTGGTAAACAAGAGGTATAAGTCCTCTAACTTCTTCATTGAATTTGTCTGTAAGATCAATAACATTATTTAACTTCTCAACAAGATGATCACTTCTGCCAATTACAACAAATTTAATTAGGCCATCGAAATAATCTATGACAGTTTGAAATCTTCTCCAATCCCAAATCTTTGTTGTGCAATCCCTTTTTCCTCCAGGAGCTACAACCCAATATTTTTCAATTCCGTAAACATCTTTGATCATATTGTAAGTTTTTTCTTTTTCAGATAAATAAACATCGCCTCTTTGCCGCATGAAATTCTTACAGAAATCAGAATATTTATTTCTTAGAGATATGAATGGTTCTTTAGCATCGGGATTTTTAACAGTATCTCCCATACTAGGATCACCTACTGACCCATTGGCAAAAGCAGCACAAAACTCACCTATCCTAAGAGGAAGGGCTTCATGCAAATCAGCAGCAGCTATCATATCGAAAAGAAACATACTAGTGAAATGCATATTTGAATTATTTACATTACCAACCATTGGATATCCAACTTTATAGAATTCAACCCCAGGATCTTCTTTTTTAATAGACGTATCTATATATGGATTATTTTCCCACAAAGATGGTTGATTGCTTTCAACATTAACTTTTATATCTGGAAAAAGTAAGTGAAAATCCCTTAGACCTGCGGTCATCATCAATCCATCACCAAGAGCCCTTGAATGTTTGAAGACTATTTTTCTATCTTTTTTATATTCATCTGGTTTTGATTCTGTTAGAATCTCTTTCTTAATAATGGTTGGTTCTTTTAATCCAAATAAACCTAAAAGTCCTTTCTTATCCAATTCATTTTTAAGAACAGAAAGAATCTGCCTAGTGACTTCAAAATTTCCTGGATAGTTCACATGAACATGCCCATCTCCAAATTGAATTGCTGCCAAAACATTATCTACTTTACCATGCCCTACTTGATTATCATTTAATTCTGATAATAAATTTTTAACTGCCTTAGTTAATCCCTCCGACGACATGATACCCTCCGATTAAGAATTAAGAAACTTTAAAGTTTGTTATTAATTTATCAACTTTGAAATTTGTTATTAATTTATCAACTTTGAAATTTGTTATTAATTTATCAACTTTGAAAACAATAGATGGATCTGATAGATCTGTAAAAACTGTAGAACTGCTTGACTGTGAAGAGCTACTTTGGATAGAAGAACTTGATTGAGAACTACTTGAACTTGATAGTGGATGAAATGATTCGCTTGAACTACTTGATTGTGAAGAACTTGAAGTGCTAGATGAACTACTTTCACTAGAACTAGATGATTGTGAACTACTACTTTCACTAGAACTAGATGATTGTGAAGAACTCGATTCGCTAGAAGAACTAGATTGTGATGAACTTGATTCACTAGAACTAGATGATTGTGAACTACTAGAAATCGAACTGCTACTCGATTGTGAGCTACTCGATTCGCTAGAAGAACTAGATTGTGATGAACTAGAAGTACTAGAACTTGATTGTGATGAACTAGATTCACTAGATGAACTCGATTGTGAAGAACTAGATTCACTAGAACTAGATGATTGTGATGAACTAGAAGTAGAAGAACTACTTGATTGCGAAGAACTAGATTTACTAGAACTACTACTTTCACTAGAACTACTAGACTGTGATGAACTTGACGTACTAGAACTGCTTGATTTGCTTGAAGAGCTTAACGATTCACTTGATGAAGACGAACTGAGATGTAATAAACTACTCTCACTAGAAGAACTAGATTGTGATGAACTAGATTCACTAGATGAACTTGACTCACTACTACTAGATTCACTAGATGAACTTGACTCACTACTACTAGATTCACTAGATGAACTAGACTCACTAGAAGAACTAGATTGTGATGAACTACTCTCACTAGATGAACTAGATTGTGATGAACTACTCTCACTAGAACTAGATGATTGTGAACTACTACTTTCACTAGAACTAGATGATTGTGAACTACTACTTTCACTAGATGAACTAGATGATTGTGATGAACTAGATTCACTAGAGCTACTAGATTGAGAAGAACTTGACTTACTACTACTAGATTCACTAGAAGAACTAGATTGTGAGCTACTAGAACTACTAGATTGAGAAGAACTAGATGTACTAGACGAGCTAGATTCGGATAAACTAGATTCACTAGAACTACTTGATTCCCCGCCCGCCTCCGTATCCCCCGGCACCAGCCCCGCCGCAATGTAATAGGCGTTACTGGTCGCCCCCGTGGAGTTGTCAATCGGGACTAGGCCGGCTGAAATCTGATATTCGTTCGATGCCATCTAAACCCCTAGCTCCACGGGATGGTGATTGCCGTCCGGCGTAATGTGGCGTCGGAGCGGAGGTTGAAGTCTTCAGAGCCGCCTGTCGTGCTGGTATAGCCCTCGGTTGTGTCGGCCTGGTCCTCTTCGTTGGAGGTGGTTGAACCACCCTCTATTGGTATGAACTGGTGGAGCGTGGCGTTCTGGATGTTGTCGCCGTCGTTGTCCTCGAAGTAGCAATAACCGGACACTGTGACCTCGGTGTTGGCGTTCAGGCCGATATCACCGGCCCCTGAGTGGTTGGTAATGCGACAACCGATGAGGGACCAGAAGGCGCCTTCCGAAGTAGAGGCTAGGCTAACCACTCCGTCATCGATGTTACCATCTATTACACAATTAAAAAGACACCCATTTACTGAAAGACCTATTCCGTCTTCACCGTTTCCGTGAGCGATGCAAGCGATAAGCATACAATTTGCGGAGGAGTTCCATCCAGAGCCAACTCCATTATCCCTGGCGGCGCAAAAAATAAACTTTATCATTCCTTGAACACTAAACCCATAAACCGTATTTGAGTAAGCAACGGACCTAAAAACAAGCGAATTAGCACCACCTTGAAACCCATAATAATTTCCATCGGAGCAACAATTTATAAACACACATCCATATCCTGCATTCCAAGCAGTGGCTTGAAAACCAAACCCGCTACTCCCCCCGTCGCAATTCGTCACCCTGATGTTCTCGAACCAAAGGGTGCTTATCCCCGGTACAATGTAAATCCCCGCATAATTCCCGCCGTCCCCGTCCAGCACAAACCGCGTCCCGTCAACATTCCCCTCAGCATTACACCCGACAAATTTGATGAACCCCCCGGCGTTGGTGCCGGTTTGGGTGTCAAAGTCCACCCTGGCCGCAAGCGTCTCAGTCCCACGGCAATAAACGACATCCCCGGCGACGGCGTTGTCAGCCGCCTGCTGAAGAGTTTCGTAAGCGTTCGTCCAGCTCGTGCCGTCGTTATCCCCACTTGCAGCCGGATCAACATATCGCGTTGTCATTATTCCACCGCCTTTACGTCATAGTGATAAACGGTATCGACCACCACGCCATCAATGGTAATGGTGTCGGTATCGACCACATGCTCACAGTTGACGGCGCACTCCGGCAACCCACGTTTAACAAGGTTCGGGTGGACATGGGAGCAAAAGCCGAGTTGGACGGGCCTGCACATGACACACACAGAGTCGGCAGGGATGTCACAATTAGTGAGATTACAGCTCACGAACGTCAACCCCGCCTTCCCATCGAATATCTTGGTATGGGGCAGAAGTTGCAGGAAGTTGTCCCCCGTGAACGTGTGGCCGTTTTCAACGTCCGGCAGGGGCTTAATGCCTAGTGAGTAGTTACCCATCACTCCACCCCCTGAGCAAAGAAGTTGTCCCGCAGGTATTTGTAGACGTTCCAAGCCAACGTCATGATCGGGTCTTTGCCGCTTGTGACCCACTTCTTTTTCTTCTCGTCCGAGAGTTTGTTCCAGACTGCCAGCCGCAGGTCCATCGCCGTCTTGAGTTGATTGATCCTGGTCTGGATCTGGCCTGCTGATGTGGATTGGCCGGTTAGGTTAAGGTCTGTCATGATGCTACCTCCTGGTAACAATGAACCACAGTCTTTGCCAAAATTTGCAATGACAAGGGACTGGCCCATCTAAAATATCTACGTCAACTTGCTTTGAAAATATTCTATGTTTACACCAATGAGGCATGATGCCCCCTTATTTGCATTTCCATTTCACTTCCTCAATTACGGCACGATCCGTAGACTTGGTGATCCGGGCAGTCCGGGTACAGCGAATGCCAAAGGGGGTTCCGAGCACCCCCGGACATTACACGCTTGGATATCGGTTATCTGGTGAGCGCCGTTGTCGAGCGGCCCAAGGTCCAGCACGATTGCCGACCCGTCCGTGTGAAGGGCATAGGGGACTTGAACAGGCACCCCATTGTCCTTCATCTGAAAGTGGGTAACGGCCACTTCTGCCTGGTAGGGGTCGCAGACCAGAAAAGGTCCAGCCCATGCCGTCGAAGTGAAAAGAATGATTGCCAAGGTGATGATTGCCTTTTTCATTATGTCCTCCGTTATGATTATTAAAATATTATTCTTAATAATATTATACCACAAATCATGATATTTTACTTTAACTATTTTACTTCACCTCTACCAATTCTATGTCTAAGTTATATATCCCATCTATAACTATGCTTCTTCCTATTTCATCTGAAGCAAATCTCATTGTGATTTCTTCTGATTCATATAGCGTAGGTAAAAAATCATGTGGGTCAAATATAAAACTATCTGCAATACCATTATGCCCAATAGCAAACCACCACAACCCGTCAGTAACATCTTCATACAGATATCTTAATTTAAATCTTCTTCTAGGATTACTCCATTTTTTATCTCTCTGTTCTGAACCATTCACAGCTTCAAGAATATTTGTTTTAAATTCATAACTTTCTTCCCATGTGGCTACAGGAATTGGTGTTGATGGATATCTATCCATATCCATCGCTTCAGAGCTTGATGAAGCAGATGAACTAGATTGTTGCGAAGATGATGATTGTGAACTACTTGATTCAGAAGATTGCGAAGAACTAGATTGTGAACTACTAGAGCTTGAACTACTAGAAGTAGAAGAAGATGATTGTGAAGAACTAGAAGTAGAACTAGAACTACTTGAAGTTGATGATGATGATTGGGAGCTAGAAGATTGTGAACTAGAACTACTAGATTGTGAAGAACTTGATTGGGAAGAACTAGAAGTTGAACTAGAGGAACTTTCACTAGATGAACTAGATTCTTGAGATGATGAAGAACTACTTCTAGAACTACTAGATTGAGAAGAACTTGAAATAGAACTACTTGAAGATATAGAGCTTGATTGGGAACTAGAACTTGATATACTTGAACTAGAAGATTGAATTCCTATATCTTCAATTTCAATATAAGAAGCTAATGAACTACTAGAAGAAATACTTGAACTTGATTTACTACTACTAGATTCACTAGAACTACTAGATTCACTAGAACTTATAGAACTACTACTACTTGAAATTGAAGAACTAGAAGACTGAGAGCTAGAGCTACTAGATTGTGATGAACTTGATTCACTAGAAGAACTAGAACTAGGTTCAATATATTCATCAAATCCTATATCCCAAGTACCACTACGTGTTTCACCATCAATATCATCATCAAAAGCAAAAGCCCCATCTCCACTTAAATCTGTTCCTTGATCTTTTGCTATAGTATCTTCCGATGATAAATGAAAATCATCATTATCGGAATCTACATAGGTGGGATTACTAGTTAAACATGTAGTTTGCGTAACATTAGCATGAATTGCAGCATTGACTATGATACAGTTTTTAGCTAATGTACCAGCTTCAGAAGCATATATGCCCCATCCAGCACTTGATGGTTGTACACCTGTACAATTATAAATAACACCTGTATTTTTTGCTAAACTGAATAAAGTAATACTGGTTCCGCCACTTACTCTAGCAACAAGACTATTTGCAATAACACAATAAGCCCCTCGCAAATCAATACCAACCAAAACCCCAGATGCATCAGCATTAGAAGCTCCTGATATTAGATCTCCAACAGTTTTCGAATATGCCCCTGCTGCGGGAGCATATACATGTCGTGTAGTTCCAGCGTAACTTCTATTGAATTGCAAACATAAATCATAAATACCAATATAATTTTCGCCAAGATAAAATAATTGTGCAGTGCTGGCTGAAGATACAAAGGCAACTACAGACCCATCATATTTTGGAATACCGACATGACCTTCTCCGCTTGCCGGTCTAATAACACGAAAATATGAAGAACTAACAGTGGCTCCATCGATAGTGACATAATCATCATGTGCCCCCGCATAGCAATTTAAAATTTCACCTGCTTCAGCGGTAACTAAATCGATATCAGTAGCACCCTCCCATACCGATAGTACAGAATAGTCTTTACCACCAGCACTATCATAAGTGCTTTCGTTATATGCTAATGGTAATCGTCTACTACTTGCCATTTATCTAATCCACATCTAAGGCAGGAGGAGGATTTTCTTCAGGATCAACATCAGAATCATTCCATTTATCTTTAGGAATTGGATTCGTAGTTCTAATCCAATCAAATTCAATAATTTCTTCTGAATCTATTGTTCCTGGAATAGAACAATCAACTTCATTAATTGATAATGAATGATTACTATTTCTACCATCAAATTTTTGAATTAATTGACTTGCAGATTTAAAAGGTTGATAAATATAATTTGAATCTTGTATTTTATCAATATCAATTTCAGGAATACGATTAAGTAATCTTGCTACTGGTAATCTAAATTTACGTTTAGCCAAAACAGCAGGTCTATTACGCCAAATCTTCCCATCAACTAATGAAGCCTCATTCATATCTAAATTAGTACAAATCACAGGATCTTGATAAATAGATTTCATCAATGAAAGATTAGGATCTCCAGGATCAATATCTAATATTTCACTATTATGAATTCCTTTATCATAAAGCCTAGATTGGATAAAACTATCTAGCTTATCTTGCTCATGGGCTTTCCATGCTTGAATTATTAAAGACTTTGCATTTGCTAATGGCATAGAGTTAAACCTAGCCAAAACATCATCAACAGTTTCCCTTGGTGTAATCTTAAGTCTAAACCAAATCTTTGTTTTGATTAAAAATCTTGCTATTTGGATTTTAGTCAATGATTGGAAATCAGGCATTGGATTTAATGACCATGGAACATTTACAATTAAAATCAAACCATATTTAATCTCTTTCAATCCCCAATTCCAAGGATATGGTCGAACAGCAACTATGTCTCCGAGCCTTAACCTCTTATGTTTTTCATTATCAGGCATATCATGACCTTGAATATAAAATTCAAACTTCATATTAATACTCCACTCTGAGCTTAACCCATCCTAAGCAATTAAAACTAGAACCATTATAAACATTCCATTCATCTGATTCACAATCTTCAGATGTGGCTCCAGTCTTATATTTAATTGTAAATCCTGATGAAGCTGAACTGTATTTATTATTAAATATTGTCATATATCCTGAAGCATTTATATTCCAACAATAATTCATTTCCATATATTGATTAGGATAGAGTCTAAGTTTCTCAGAATCACCAGATCCAATAACAGTTCCTGTTCCTGACCAATTATCTGTAAAAGATCTTGATATATCTTCAATAATATCAGTCTCAGCACCCCAAACAACCGTTCCTACAGCAAATTCATAAGGACCTATATCATTAGTTCCTTCTTGGGGTAGAGTGGTTCCTATTATATCATAATCAATTCCAGTAATCGCAACTCCAGCATTTCTAAGAACACTAGTCGGTATTAATCTAAAGTCTTCATTATCTTCATCGATGAAACCCATATCGGCAACTTCAAATCGACAATCAGAACAAGTTACTGTTCCACCACTCGCTTCAATAGTTGCTTCAGATTGAGAAAAAGAACATTTTTCTCCAGTAAACGTCTTACCATTTGCTAATGTAACAGATCCTGGAACTGCTATTCCTTTAAAGGTTGCCGATTCATTAACAATCAAAGTTCCTTTAATTAGATCTCTATATATATTACATCCAGTAGCTCCAGATGGAATAGTAAGTGTAGACCCTTCAGGTATGATCGATAATTGATGAGTATTATTAGAACCTAGCACAATATCAGAAGCATGTTTAATTTTAGATATTACCCACCAATCGCCAAAAGTAATATCTCCAGTCCATGTTTCCCCAATACCTGTAATAATACAGGGATCGGCCTCTGTACAGTCATCGTTACCAAGATTCAGAGCTCCTGGTTCAGTAACAATACCAAGACCATATTGATCACCGTCAACCTTAGTAATGGATGCTCTAAGAGTTGTAAAATTTGGATATTCACCTTGATATTCATCTCCATCATAATCTACGAATGTTCCTACACTCCATTCTCCTTTACCACCTATTGTAATAGTGCCTGTCGTAAATATTCCAGCAGTTCCTGCCCTGTCTAGTTCATTGCCAGACCCATCTTTAATCTCTCCACCAACCATCTCAGCCAGCACAGGATTTGAACATCGAGATTTTGCAGACACTGTAGCTCTAGCTGTTAAATACTTAATACCTCCAATATCTTTTTTCTCAAAATAGTCTAAATAAATTGTTACTGTTCCACAAGTAAAAGCCCACGTCGGGCTCTCGGTTACGATTGAATCCTCTGACAGCTCTCCGCAAACCCTGAAACTATCACCTAATACGTAAGAAGTCGTAAGATCCTCCGTGCAGGCCGTACAGGAGGCGTCAGAACACACGCCACGAGCGTCCATGGTGGGGGCGGTGACATCGGCGGGAGTCCAGTCGGGCTCTGCCGCGTTGTAGGAATCAATGATGCTCCATTCATCGCCGTGCCATGGGTTGGTGAGCCCAACCGTTGTCTGGTCAGATTCCCCAAGATAGAAGTATCGTGTACCGGCCGCAAAAGCGGTGACGGCCACAGCATTGGCGTCGTTCTCCCAATCGTTCGCGCCAACTTTTATTGAGAGGCACCCGGTGGCATCTTCATTGCAATGGGTGGTTGACGATATCCTGAAACCGAGAGTTACCTCAGTTCCCGCAGAAATCGTATGCGTAGAGTTCATAGAAACGACATTGCCCTGCCCTTCATATCGCAGGGTTATGACGCCTGTTGACCTGTAATAGGCATAGATCTGATTTGATCCGTCTTGCCACAAATGCCAAATTGTTGAATTGCCTGAATTGAGGGATTCAGGCGTTATTTTTCCCCAAACGGTCAATTCGTCTGGCGTAACGCTGATCGTCCATTTGATAAATTCGTTCGCAACGCTGAACCGCACCCCATTCCCGGCAGTCCCGTAGGCCCCGGCTATTTCCACGCCGGCCGCAACCGTGCCAGACGTGTGGGTAGCTCCATCTGCGGTCCACGCCTCGTCGGTGTCATCGGTATAATCCGCATTATAGGCGAAGGCGTAGGTCCCCACTGGAACGTCGGCTCCCCCTACAGGTGGAGGTGGTTCATCTTCCGGGAATTCCCCGGCACCCCTATCCGCCCCACCGTTATCAGCTCTACCTATTTTCACAACCGAGACAGCTCCATAGGTCCAGACCGATGTGTTGCGGAGACCTTGTACGGCAAAGGTAGGCGCTTTACCAGAGTTGACCACCGCTGATCCCACCTCGGTCGCATACCCGCTTGAATCAATGCCGGGATCTCCGAATATTTCGTTGTCCGCGATACTCTCTCCGTTCCACCCGGCCTGTGCCGCTTCGTCTCTGGTCGTGTGCCCTGCCCAGACCACAACGTTCTGATCACCTGCATACTCATTTCTCCAGATGTTATACTCAAATGTGGGTGCGGAATTGGCATCCAGGTTCATCATTTCACTATCGGCATCGTTCATCCTGAAGATACTATTTCGGAACGTACCGTCGAACCAAGTTAGGTAAAGTCCTACTCCCATCGCGTCATCGGAGTAGAACGTCTCATTTTCAAATGTTATTTCACCCCTGTACCCCAATGAATAGACAAAGTTTCCGGTTGACCCTATGTAGCGGTTGTTGTATGAGGCATTGCCCACGCCGCTCCCGGTCGAAGCCTCAGACGAACAGCAGAAGTAGACGCCTGTTTTCGCGTCTATGATCTCATTATTTCGGACTGTATTATTGGAAACATTATCTTTGTAGGCAAAAGCGCTTGTGTCAGTCGGACCGATCAGATTCTCTTCTACGAGGTTGTTCTGAGCAAAGTCCGGGGCTTTGTACAGAAACTGAACAACACCATTATTACGCGGGTTACTCGCTATGGGGTAGCCGCCCATACCAACAAAGGCTGGATCACGATACATCCAGTTTGCGTAAATATGATTGTTCTGACCCCCTTTAAGATCGATAGCATTTTCACCAAAGTTCTTAAAAATGTTGTTCGTGATGGTTACTGGAACGGTCACATTTTCTTCAACTACAGAGTCACCATTTACGTTGTAAACAATGTTTCCAGAAATAGTAACTGAAGCACCCGCCGTCTTAATTCCAACAAGAGCAATACCACTGGCATCTATACTCTCGTAGTCTGTCGCCCCTGCTGGAATCTCAGGAGTAGCCCATAAACACGGCGGCCCCCAATATTGTATGAAGTTGCCTGTAATGGAACCCGGAGCAGTTGCATAAGCAACTATCAATGCCCCGTTGTAGTAATGTGTTTCGCTATCAATAGTAGTCCCGAGCATCCCGTCAAAAATACAGTCGATAATTGCGTAGTTGACAACTCGGTTCAACCGCACTGCAAAAACTTTAGAATTAGGAAACCAATCCTGGCTGATAAATTGACCATTTTGAATGGTGATATTTACGGCTATCCCGACTACGATATGAGATCCGTAGGCCGTACCTGAGCCTGAGGGGGTTGACCCTTCCCCACCAGATATTGTCCATTTCCCGTCAACCGCAAGTGATTTGCCACCAAAATCAGCTTCGCGAATCGTAATGATAGACCCAACCGTCCAATTATCACTATCCAGGTATCCTGTGAAAGTATCGCCTGGCCGCAGATAGATGTTGTGCGTCCCGGCGCCAGGGCTGATGCTCCGCATCTTGGTGAGCGTGGCATAGGGGTTGCCGCTCGACCCGTCGCCTGTCGTGTCGTTTCCGGCGTTGGATAGATAATAGTCGGTGGCGAAAGCCAACGAGGGCAGGGAGAGGAGGGCAAGGGCAAATATGAATTTTAGAGCGAGTCTAGCCATGTCAAAAGTCTCCCGTATCCAATTCCGAGAAGCGCCGCCATGAGAAGCAGGGTGAACCACACGACGATGCCGAGAAGGCCCAGGTCGAGCTTACGCATTCCCGCACCTAAATGGGCGCTGACCACCGCTTGACATAAATTTACCTAGCCAATCCTCATATTTCACGAACCGTGCACCTTCCCCTTCCAGGGCTTTACGACACTCATCGCAGTTGGCGTGCTCAAGAGTATCGGTGTCGCGCCGGAAGTTAGGATCATGGCAGTTGCATTTACATTTACGCATTTCCGCACCGCTCAATGGGGATCTGCTCAATCTCCGCCCGCTGGCGCTGGTCCTGAGTCCTGTAGAAAAACATGGACTCGTGAGACATAACCAACCCTTCAGCCATTGCCCGCCTGATCGATACGCCATATTTGCTCATGCAAAAGTTCTGCTTCTCCGGATTCCAATCGTAAGCCTTGTGCCAATCGTCTTTCATTTCGTCACCCGTCGTTAAAGGTGCAATACTTTCTGAACAGGTCATCGTCCTTCACTTCTTTCTCTTTCCTGAATTTTGCAATATGCGGGTCAACCTTTTCGGCCGGGAAGTTCTCAGACAGGACCGCGAAGGCTGCCGATACCATCCCGGTAAGGGCTTCAACGGTCAAGGACAGGAGCGCGACTTCAGCGTGAAGGCGCCCGATCTTCTTCCCGATTTCTTCTTCGAGGGTCATTTTCGTCACCTTTCAATCTTGAATACCGCACGCCCGGCATTGCGCGGTATCTTGTAAATCAGCTTGGTCCCGGGCCGGTGGAAATTGATGACGCCCTTTTTCAGGTCCGGATCATGCTCCGGGTACAGGTGCATTATGACTTTGAGCTCCGGGTCTTCCGTTTCAGTAGCGAGCGGCGGGTTACCCATGAAATCAAAGGAGGTCCTGGACTGCCACTCGTCGAACGTCGCCCTGTCTATCATTATCTCAACCCGCATCGCCTTTGCCGATCCGAGTGTTGCCCCGAATATCCATCCGCCAAACTCAACGGGTGGGTAGATCCATCGGTCGATGCAGGTCAGGGCCGTCGCGCATCCCGTAGGCGCCGGAATCCTTACCGCCCAATTCTGAGCCTTGAGCTGGTCCAATAGAGCAGGGGGCTTCCACGGATAATGATCCCAATTCTCCGGCAATGTAATTGGACCCGGAGACTGCCCATATCTCGCGAGCAAACCCGCCCCGCTCGTAGGGTTCAGAACCGTGATCCCCAGATGAATGGTTCCAGGCGGAACGTAGATCCGCCAGAAATCGGGCACGGGGACGCTTGAGCTTGGATTGTTCCACTCTCCCTGATACCACTGGATTTTGTATAACCCGAGGTGGTCGGAGTATTTGACCGATACGAGCAGGCTGGATGGAACTGGAGTATAAGTAGTCTGGCTCACTGGTGGTGGTGTAATAGTCTGGCCAAAAGAAAACCCGTACAGGACAAGCTGGAGGATGCCGACCAAGAGGACTATGGCAAAACCTATCCTGTGCGGGATACCTATAATTCTCATTTTATTACCTCTATGTTTTAAATGATTCATTTCATAACAATAATGATTAAAATAATAGCTATAGCCATTACTCCATAGACAACATTAATCGGAAGTTTCCCAAGCATCCAACCAAATAATCCACCTAAAATAACAAGTAGAATTTCTTTGGCAGGTAACGATTTAAACATAACTATCTCCCAATATAACAAATAAGCAAAATAATCATACCTCTAACTTCCCTGATTCAATCATCTTTTTAACAAAATCGTCACCAAAAATAGATCTCAATAAATTGATGTATGCAGCCTTCCTAGCATCAGCTTGATTATCTTGACTATAAACGGCCGCAGACACAATACCCTTAATGACAAAAGGTAAGGCTCCACAAAGTGCCTGTACTTGTTCATCTGTCATATCATCATTTAATGTGACCAATATTGCTTTCATAATTATTCTCCTTCAATCAACTATTAATTTCCACCTAATTATTCCATCAATAGCTTTAGACCTGACGGCCCAGGACCTGATGTTAACTCGTAAACGAAAGGGACCGGATCGCTACGTGCATACGTCGCTCCGCCCTCCCTGTTTTCTACCCTTACAGCAATCACTCGCATGGAATGTTGCCCTATAGGGAGGCCAAATAAATCATGATGAAATTGAACACCTCCTGTTACCACCAGAGGATAAGACGGTTCAATTACTGTTGAAATTACAGTGCCGGTCATATCCTTCACATCTCGCTGCACCTCATAATAGGTAACGTCCTGTTGAGGATCAGCAACAAGGAAAGGAGAGGCAAAAACAAACGAACAACTAAAAACCAACAAAAGAAAACTCATTACATACTTCATAATTTCCCTCCTATATTCACAAGTATTTCAAACAATCCAGGTGCATAAATATCATAGAGCAGTTTCATCACGTCACTCAGCACCTTCAGCCTAGCCACTAACACCCTTCCTAGAATCTCATCTGTCTGCTGTACTGTAGGCAATTTGGCCCATTTGTCCAGTTCATCCATCATCTTGGCAACATCCATCGGGACCTTATTACCGAGCGCCTGCTTGATCATACCAGACTGGAATTCCCAATACAGGAGCCAGGTCTGGGCTACTTCTTTGGAGGTTTCGTAGTTACGATATTCCTCCTCGGAAAGATATATGGCACCGGTCCGGATGGTTGAACAACCGAACGTCATGGCTATGACAGCAATGAACACGGCGACCATGACCACCCGGCAAAACCAGACGGTTATCTCCTTCCAGTCGAAGTAGCGAACGTTGCTTATGCCCATTCTCATTGCTGTGCATCCTCCCTTTCGTCAACAATCTCGTTGATGGTTCGTTTGGCAGCTGCCTTCTCCGCCTTTCGTTCCTTGGTGGTCGGAGACCGGGCCTTGTCCTGCGTCTCATAAATTCCGATGGCCGCGAATCCCTGGATCGCACCGTAGAAAACCGAATCGACGACGGTGGGGACCGTGCAAGTAGCGCCCGCGTAGAAAATCCATAGAACCCCCAGGCCGATTCCTAACGTAAGTGTAATGGGCGGCTTGAGCCTGTCGCTCACCTGCCAGAAACTGAAAAGACCCATTGTGAATATGGTCAGGAGCGCTGGCAGGGAATACTGACCAAATGAAAATTCCTTAGCCGCAGACACGTCCGTCTGCCCGAAGGCGGGCGTCCAGAAAAACACAAATGCCAAAACTACGATATAAAACATAACCTATTCCTCCTCGATTTCTCCGCATTAAAGAATATTCGATATTTCATGTAAAGTATTTAGTAATCAATGCAACAATCAATGATAATGCAATCATAATTAAATAATCTGACCATCTCCTAGATCCCATTTGACGATCAATCTCTTGTTTAAGATCCTTAATGGCATTATCATTCGAATTTAAGCGATTTTCTAACTTTGATGCGGCATAATCTAAATCAGTCCTAGAAAGAAATTGCCTCGACTGACGTTCAAGTTGTGCTCGAAACTCATTCATGCCTTCTAATCGACGTTCCATTTCTCTTTTTGATATTATTAGTGCTTTATCAATGGAATCAAACCTCATAGCGATTTGCTTTTCACGTTCATCCATTTTATCTGTCAATGCTTTTTGACATGTTTTCATTCCACTATGATCAAGACAATGAATTCTAACCTCTCATCCATATCTATTTTCGCCTCAATTTACTTCTATGCACTAAATAAATCAGTAAAATAAACTACAACTTCTTATGGTTTAACTTAGAAATTTTGACTTTTATCTAAACGCAAAAGTCTTTTATCTACTTCTTCTCTCCATTTACTGACTTCTTCTTCATGTTTCCTAATGTCACTAGCACTTCTGTCTATTATGACCGTGTTTCTAATAACAGTATTACTTATGTTTTCTACAGATCTTGCTATTTTTTCCATATTATTATTAAAATCTTTAATAACACATTTTTGCCAATCAGTGTTATCTCTACTCATATCCCATTGCCAAGTATATAATCCACCTATGGAACCTAAAAATACAACAAGGAGAACATAGAATGCCCAAAACGGCACTTTCTTGTTCATTTCTTTTTTAAAATTTTCTTGTAATCTTATTTCTACATCTTCAAATTTACTAGTAGTTCCGTTCAGCTTTCCACCCAATTCTTTTTTCAAGTCAGCCACCATAGTTTTCAAGTCATGCATGGTTTCTTTTAATTCAAGAGTCACCTCTTTGCCGATGTTATCCATACGCCTATGGGCATCCCGCTCAACTCTACGAAGTTCTTCTGTTAAATTTTCTACTTTAACAAACTCAGTTTTAAGGTCCTCTTTCATTCTGTTTAGACATACTGCTTGTAATTTATGTTCATCACAAAATTCCTCACATAGAACATTTTTACTTTTATCTTCCATAATATTTACCGCCAATGTTGAATTTTATCCCCACACTTATATTATACAATAATCTGTTAAATAATTTCATGATAAAATTATAAACCACCCAACTCGATTTTTTCTTCTGAACCTGTTTTATCATTCTCATTGGTAACTTCAGCTTCTAAACTATGATCAGGTTCACAAAGCATCATTAATACATTGACCTCTTGCGGATCTAATTCTTGTGGTAGTTTAATCCAATCTATTGGAATAGGATAATATCCCAAATCAACAAGTTCTTCTGCTACAACCTTATATTTGGATAGAAATTCTTCATGATTAATAAAATACTTGGGATCATTATAAGAAGTCCCACCTTTAAGTTTCTTGATTAGTGGAACTCCATCTTTTTCATCTTTTACACCATACTCTTCAAACAAATCATTTTTATCTTCAACATAAACTCTGAATTCTTGCTGCATTTTTATAAGGAATCTACGAAGCCAATAGCCTACATTGCCAGGAACCCAATTTATGCCTTTTCTTTTTATCATATGACTCAATGCGTGATAAGGCTGATTAGTTTCATCGAGCAAAACATTTCCAGTTATTTCATCAATTTCAAAAGACAACAATCTTTCTATTTGGTAATTGTTTAACTTAAGACTTTCTCTTTTTTCTGCTGCCGACATAATTGCCTCCACTAATTATCCAATTTGAGATGAAGATGATGATGAAGATATTGACTGTGCAACTGATGTCTGTTGATCTTTTCTTGATTGAATTTCAGTTTGAACCATTTCTATTATTTTGTCTTTAATTATTTGTCTAGGCGCAATGTTCACAATTTTGTTAGGTAACATTTCACCTAATACATTATTAAATTTTTCATTCTTAGTTGGAATCCTATATTTAATAACATCTGTTTTAATACCATCTTCATATAGAGCCTGTTCTGCTTCTATAATAATGCGTTTCAATTTGAAATCAAATAGAACTCTAGTTAATTCAACTGTTCCTTTTGACCATGTCATGATAACCCTCCTAATCCTAAGTTGGTGCTATAAAAGCCGGATAACTAACTCCAAGAGTTGGGAGATGCAATACAAATCTAGATCCATCAGCTCCGAGATAAATATTATTCAACGTGCAAGATAATCCAGTTCCACAAGATACTCCAGTTGAACTGACAGTTAAATTAATCGCTCCCCCATACATGCCCGCCGTGAATGATCCGCCAGATCCGTATATAGCCGAAGTAATAAGACCCCTAATTGCTGCTTCTCCGTTAGACGCATACAAATATGCCCCTGCTCCAAAAGAAGCACTACAAGTCACTACAACACTATTAACCGCCATTGATGGGTCTGTAAGAATTGAACCGATTAATTGCAATGAAGCATTATAGAAATTTATATCACCACCAGAATAAATATCTATATTGCCAGTTACCGCTAAATCACCTATTACTTCAAATTCATACCCGGCAGGAAGAATTCCAGCTAATACTTCTTGTTCATATGAATAACCACGTATAACAGCAGCTCCTCTAACAGTAAGTGTTCTATATACTTGGCTCCAACGAACACCACCGGCATAATCACCACCTAGGACAAATCTATAATTATATCCACCAATAACATAATCTCCAACTGTTAAGGCAAAATTAATATCTTCTGGATAAACCATTGAATTTGTATTTCTTTGCCATGGAATTGAAGTAGCACTAATTGAATATGCATGTAATTGAAATAAATCAGCACCAGAGGTTACATATGTTCTTAATCCAAGTGAATCTAAAAGAGTTCCAGTTACAGTTGGAACATCACCAACGACAATAGCTCCAGCAACTATCCTACCACCACCACTTCCAGCAGGATACAAATAATGACTTTTAACAGATCTCTCATTAAGAGCCATTGAGTAAACTCTTAGTTGATCTATATACCCTTTAAAATTTTGGGCATGAACTGTAGCATACCCTCCTATTAAACAAGTTCCAGAATATGAACTTATCGTAGTCGCATTAGTATAAGATCCAGTACCTTTAGAAACCCCACCTACATACCAAGTCCAACTTGAACCATTTCTAACAAAAGAACAATGGTAAAAAGTACCTGTACTCATTCCTGGATTAACAGCATGGGTATTAGCCGATCCATTATATGTATTAAATGACAAGCTAGTAGTTCCAACAGTTATAGACCATCCATTAGAATTTGCAGTTCCACATCTAAATATATAACCTATGTTGGCTTCTAAGAGATAAACCCAAAAACTTATGGTGAAATTCTGAGAAGTAAAATTAAGAGAAGTAGGATTTTTATCAATAGCAAAATTTATAAGATCTCCATTATTACTTCCATCTCTATTGAAATATAAACAACTACCTACAACTCCTCCCGCCCACGAAGGATGATATGTAGTCGCAATTCCATAAAATTCAGCATTATATCCTGACCTTGAACTATCAAGAACTCTATTACCACCATTTTCATCAAAAGTAAATGACCATATAAGATAATCATCGGGTGGTTGTAGATACCAATTTGCCATATTGATATCGCCTTTAATATCTAATAATCCAGTTCCTCCATCACCACCATCTTCATCAAAAAATATTCCAGCACCTCCTTGATAATTGCCAATAAATTGATCACCAGTATCTCTGTAATCACCCTGCCAAAGAACATTATCCTGTAAAATTTGGGCAGATAATTGACCTGCTCCTTTTAGCATGAAAAAACCTGAAGTTTTAATAGCAAACCCCGTAACAGTAGGGGCATTACCAACTAATATCCCAGGAGAACTGTCATCAATTAAATTAAGAAAAAATAAACCACTTGTATCTAACTGAAATATCTTAGTTCCACTTTGCCAACCAGTAATGCCATTGTTAATTCCAGGATCTCCAGGCAAATAATCTGCTATTTTCCCATCTGGATCTATTACTATTCCACTAAATGTTTCAGGAGTCATAGTATTAATATCTCCTGAAACGAAATAAGCAGCACCACCTACGATGATATCACTTGCATTTTGAACTGGAACTTCAAATCCACCATAACGAATTGGCATATTATATCTCCACTATCCCTGATTAATTGCCTCTGGATAGGCATAATAACTTCTTAAATATCCTGGAGCTTCTGAAATTAACTTGTAAGCACACATAGTTAAATGAACAGCCCAAGTAATTCTAACTGGCTGCGGCAATGGAAAGCTCCTAGCCGACGGAATATCATACAATGCTGTATTGTCGGTATATTCACTTGGACTAAAAAAGAAACTTGCTCCTGTTAAGAATTCACCAGCAGTAGTTCCTTCCATTCCTCTTTCTACAACCCATGTACCGGGAGGGCTGATTACTGGATTTGTTAATGCTAGATTACATCTAATGACTTCATATTTGACTCCATCTGATATCATAAAAAAGCAATATGGCCTTCCTTCTGCTTTCCACACCGACATTATTGTAATTAGATGATTAAAAGCATTTTCTTTATTTTCGAGAGTCAAATCAAGATAAGTGTTAGGAATAAAACTAGTGGCATTACTTGGCAAAGTTGTACTAAGTTCCCATCCCCAAAAAAATGGTTGATATCTAACAAAAAATGCAAAACCATCTATATCTGGAGCTTCTAACATGTAATCCCAATGAATTTCAGTTACATCAACTAATCCAGGCTGAGCATTATAATATACTTCGAAATTAGTAACTTCTATATCCTCTACTGTATTCCCAGGACCACCAGGAGCCTTAACCTGAAGCCAATCCCAATCAAGTCCGTATGTCGGAGAATTACTGGCATCAATAGCTAATCTTCCATCAGCTAAAATTGCAGCCACTGTGAAACATATCCAATGAGTGCCATAAGGCATATTATCAACTCTAATGCTAGATGACTTCAAGCAAATATCATTCAAAATATCCTCATCGGTTTCAGGTGTACCATCTAATTTTAAAATATTACCAACATCTCTTTCAAATATATTAACCTTATCAAGATCAGGATAAATGCCATTATCTGAAACTATCGCCCATGCAATGACATATTTTTTATAGTTGTAATAATTATCACCATTATTCCAATGTACTATTGGTTCATACTTCAAAGAATCATTTAAACGCCAACCAGCAGGATCCCAATAAACAACAATTGAATAAAAATCTTTATAAAAATCAGTATTTGTCCAATCTATAGTAACAGTATTAACCCCTATAGGTGGAGCCCACGAAGTATCTATATAAAATACAACATCTTCAGACATTAAATATCCAACACCACCGCTTTCGTTTATCAATGCAGCATTAACAAATAATGTCTTATCATGAAGTGTTTTGGCTGGATAATTAATTATTAGTTGATCTACATCAAAAGAAAAGTCATATCCTTTATCAGTTACTCCCCTAGATGCAACATTTCCATCCCTAAAACTACCAAATACTCTACCCTTAACTATTTTAGATCTATAAGCAGCAGTCTGATCAAGCTCAAAACTTAAAAATATGTGCGGAGCCCAAGTATGCGTTGATAGATCTAAAACCCAATCTAGATGAACATCTAAGCCAGCTAGGGCAGGAAGTTTCTTATGTACAAGCCCGCTAACAATTTCAGTAGGCACCACTTCTTCATCGCTATAAACAGAATCATTATATTCTAACAAAAAGAATTCAGGAACATTTTCATTAGATCTTTTAAGACCTTCTATCGTAAAATCCTTAGCTTCAATGTTATCAGTGTCATTAACAAGAATCCATAAATCTTCAAATGCAGTTGGAACTGATGACCATGTTGTCGTAATATATAAAGTAGTAACCTCACCAATCCCTGTCAATGATTCGTCAACTTCATATTCAGTAATTAATTCATTTACTCTCACATATAGCAAATATACAGTAGCAGCTTCTATCGTAACCGGGGCATCTAATGTTAAATAATCACCATTAGCATCTGTTCCTGCATCAACAACTCTTCCGCTCCATCCCCACTCGGGCCTAGGATGACTAAATTTAACTCTTTCACTAGGGAGGGCAAGTATGCTATCAAGCATTCCTTTTGAAACAGCAGTGCGACTGCAATAAGCATCCTTATTCCTCAAATACTCAAGCATTTTCATCGCATGAGCGGTATCAGTTATGCCAAAGAAATCATAATTCACATCATATCTTTTATCTAAAATAGTCCAATCTGGAGCTGTTACGCCATGATATGCTCTTTTATAGAAATCAGCAGCGTTTAGATATGAACAAGTATAATGAGTTGGTTTTTTGAATTGCATTTGTTCAGAAAATGAACCATCTAAAACATTTCCAGCAGTTAACATAATAGTATCAGAAAGTAATTTCTGTTTATCGCAAGCTACTGAATATGTAGTTCCAATCAATACAGGATTCGCCCTGGCTATAAAGAGTAACGATTTGAACCAATCAACAACCTTTACAAATTTATCTAATGTTCCATCAAATGAAAACCTCTTTTTCATTTGCTTAACTATATCTATAGTAAATCCATTAGTTGGAGTAGTCGACCATTGCAAGACAGTAATTTGATCTGAAGTATTACTAACGATTTTTCTAATTTGATAATCACTACTATATACTGGAGAACTAACCATTGCTACTCTAACATATTTATTCTTATGTTCATCAACTTCCCAACTTGCACCTGTCACAGTAACAGTAGTTGATGTGAATGTTGTCAAAGCTGATGTTATTTCTTTTCCAGTTCCCCCCTCATCTACGATAACTAATTCATCAGCCCACTTTCCAGCAGTCATAATATCACTGAAACTTACTTTATCAACACCCACTCTATCTCCATAACCCCATTCTTCATTAATTAAGCAATTATAATAAATCCAGAAAGGATTTGAAGTCCATTGAGTTTCAGTATTAGATGTTAATCCGTCACAAGCCACATCAAATGTGTAATCAGTATCATCATAAATACGATATATTGCACTATATGGGTCATAATAACAGTGGCAAAAATCTACAGTTTCACTAGAGACCTGAATTCTAGGAACCGTCATTATGATACCTAAAACAACACCGCGTAGAGTAGGCATCCCTCCAGATATTTTTTCAGTAGCAATAAATTTAACAGAAGTCAATGCCGTTCCAGGATAGGTATATCCAACTAAAGAATAGGCATTAAAATATTGCCAATAAACAGTCGCTGAATCACCATCATCCCCACCAGCATCTGGGCTTAATCTAGTAATTCTCATAGTATATCTGCCAGGAGTTTCTAAAGAATATTTTCTTGAATAATATAAAAAATTAGTATCTTTACTTGTCATTTCAAAAGAATTGTCAAGAATAGTCCATACTCCTGAGCCATATACTGATACTTCAATTTTAACCGAAACACTTCTATCTTTAACTCCGCTATTAGTTACTTCAAAAATTCTAGATTTAAATCCTATAGTTATGCTACTGCAATCAGTAGCAGTCATAGATATTGATGGAGATACTGGATTAGCTTCTGTTAATTCTATTGGAAATGTTTCTGTAGATACTGCTTCAACAGCACTTGAAAAGTCCTCAACAGCAGTTTGGTCGTCAGTACCATATCTATGTTCTAGCCTAACAATAGTCGGTTCTTCATCATCCTGATAATCACTTAGAGGCAAATCATTTATATAAATCTCTCTAACACCTTCTATTACACCTTCACCCCATGCCAACAAAAGATTAAGATGTTGAGTTGTTGACGCAATACTAAAAGAATTATAATAGACATCACAACTTATATTATCATAATCTACAAATTGAAAATCTTGGTAATCATCTTGGTATCCTGTAATATTACCAAATTCATCATAAGTATTAGAATGTTCCATATAAGCCATAAGGCCCTTTACTTTAATTTCTATTTCATATGAAGCAACATCAGGATCTAATCTATGGATTTGAAGATGTTCACCATTGTACCAAGATTGTTTGCCAACCCAATCTCCACCTTCTGGTTTATAATTGTATTCAAACTTTAATGTAGGACCACCCCAAACTTCATCTCCATATCCTGTATCTACCATCTTTCCATTTCCGGGCATTATAAATGGTATATCAATAGAAATAATTCCTTTTGGAGCCAAAGGGTCAGCAGGGATAGCTGGAGTAACAGTAAATGTATTAGTAAAATCAACTTCAGAAGTGAGTGAAATTGTAAATGTATCGGCACCAGCTTTCATATATTTACGGTCATGGACCATAGGGGTTTCGATATATGAGCCAATAACAGCAGGAACTACTTGGATTGTGCCAAAATTTAACTGAATAGGATCCCCTTCTTCCATTATTACATTTTTATCAAAACCATATGTTTTTGATTTCTCATTTTGCATCTCATCTAAATCTTCAGCCATCATCCTATAAGATATATACGAAAGAATCATACTTACAATGAGAGTTACAATCGCATATATAGCCATCGCTTCAGTACCAACCGAAGGGGTTATATATATTTCATCTTCATCATAAACTAACAAATTCATAAAAGATAAATCGTTAGGAAGAGATATATCATTTAAAACGACATCAAATCTACCTTTAAAAAAATGAGGAACTAAATCTCTTCTAATGAATAAAAAATCATTAACACAGTCAGTAATTGTCTTACCTCTTGCATTAAAATAAATCTCATCTTTTTCAAAAGGATTTGGTTTAAATATGATCTTTGCCATGACTACCTTTCCAGCGATAAATTCTTTTGATCCATTTTTTATAAAGTGAAACTTTAATTAATTTTGATCCATGCTTATTCATAGAATGAAGCATCATTCCATCGCCAATATATAATCCAATATGTTTGGTCAATCCATCTGGTGGTTCCATATATATAATGTCAAATAATCTAATATTCATTTCATCAATTATTTCCCAATTCTCAAAGAAATTCCTATCTGTATGATTACCTATATCAATTCCATTGTCTTGGAATATTTTATGAACCAATCCAAAACAACAAAGTTGACTATGTGGAATTCCCTTATATTTTTCTAAATCTAGCATAATTAAAACCAATCAATACCATTTCTTTTTAATTTGAGGAAAGCCACCAAAATTAGGTAAGTTATCTAATTCATTACATCTACGCCAAGATCTATCACATTCAGTTTCAACTCCAACATATTTGCATCTAGTTCCACCTTCAGATAATTTAAATATAATGTACCTACACTTGTTATGCATATACATGAACCGAGGCATGAAGTCATCAAAAATCAAAGGGTTCTTCAATGAAAATACTACATTCAGTTCATTAGTTTCAGCAGAATCTACTTCGAATTCATCTTCAATATAAGCACTAGCATCATCTAATCTATCAAGCCAGGCCATCTTTATATTTATAGTCATCTTTTTTAGAGTAGCAGAGTTATTTAGCACTGATCCCCAAATACTTCCAGTTAGATCAGGAACCACTATGGATGTCGTAGCTATAGCCCCTTCTTTTTTACTTTCTATATCTTCACGACGTATTGAAGATTTAACATAAGTTATTCCACCAAAAGAAACATTAATATCATGTTCTGCTAAATATTCCCAAGTACCAATACTTCCAGGATCATACTTAAAAGTATAAAGATTTATACTTGCAACTTCAGCTTTATTCTTTTCTTCAATAAATCCGGCTGACGGGGCTCTAGGCACGGCTACATTACCTCGATGAGTTCTACTTCTATTCCATAAAAACCATATAGGCTCACTTCTCGACCTATTTCATCTGACGCAAATCTCATTGTTATATCTTCAGAATTATACAGATTTGGGAGAAAGTCATGCGGATTAAAAGTAAATGAATTTGCAGATCCATTTTTACTTTTAGCAAATGCCCAAATTGTAGACCTGAAATCTTCATAAATATATCTTAATTTAAATTTTCGCTTAGAATATGCCCATTGTTGCAATCTTTGTTCTGAACCATATCCAGCTTCATTGATTCTAGTCTTAAATACCCGACCTTCTCCTAGGATAGAAACAGGTTGAGGATCTGATGGAAAATCAGCCATGACTTATCCTTTCAAACCCTTTCGAGAAATACCATCATTGCGATAATCATGAACAACAGCCGCTCCAAATATACCAGAATGTTTTTTAGCAAATGAACTAAATGAGGCCGCATCCATTGCTTGAATATGAAAATGATTTTCAATTATAGTTGTTGGTTGTGATTCTTCACCATCAGAAGTTGAAACGGTAGTTTTGCTAATTCCGCCAACAGAACCACCATCTTGCATTTTTTTGATATCTTTTCTACGAAGCCGCTCCATTAGATCAGCTCCGTAGTAATCTACTGAATCTTTAGGCATCATGTACTCACCATCAGAACCGAGAATTAAAATAGAATCCCTACCTTTTATTCCTCCTCTAAGAATACCACCTCCGGCCATTTCAACAGGAGTACCACCCCCTCCAAAAGAATAATTAAAATTAGCACCATATTCGGAACCTCCAGCACTTCCAGCAACCATTCCCATAGCCTTTTTTAATACATAGATGAACAACAATTTCATGCCATAAGCTGTTAATTCCTTTCCAGCTTCTTGCAATGTAGATGCTAGAATTTGTTTATATCCTTCTAAGCCATCCTTACTGCCTTGAACAAATTGCATTGTCATGTCAGTCATCATACCAGTAGTCATATCTATTGCTGATCTAGTACCATCTGTAACCGCTTTTGAAATATTTTCAACCTCCAACCAAGACCCATAAGTTCCAGCCTTAAGAGACGTATAGAACCAATCAAATTGTCCTTCAGTTTCTTTGAATCCTCTATATTCTGCTTCAGCCTGTTTTTGTAATCTTTCTAATGTGAGATTAAGAATTTTATTCTCCAAATCAACTCTTGATTCATACTCACGACGAGCCATATCTGATTTGAAATCAGCTAGAATTCTTACTTTATCAGTCTCATTAATCAATCCACGGGCAATCATATCTTGAAGAGTTTTCTCAAGTTGCAATCTTTCTGCCATTTGCTGTAAAATAAATCCTTGAGTGGCAAATGATCTTCCATAGAGAACATCACCATACTCTATCAAGTCATTTGATAATTTAATTACCATATTAAATTTTTCTTGAGCTTGCCTAATTCTTTCTTGAATTGTTAGTCTTTCAGTTTCTACTTGATTTGTTTCTTTACGTTGTTTTAATTCTTTCTTCAACCTATCAATTTCTTTTTCATAATATTCTATACTCTTAGAAATAGCATCAATCCTCTTAACTTCATCTTCACTTAAAGTAGAAAGCACTAATTTTAAATTTTCAATAGCCCTACTTTGTTCGTTTATTTTATCAACAATGGCCGTTACTTCATTCTTACGATCAGACATATCTTTAGCAACCACTTCTTCAACAGTATGATATTCTTTCATTCTATATTGGAGATCTTGCATTGATTTTTCATGTGATAATGCTGATTTATTCTCCCTATCTAACATTTGACGCATTACATCTTTTTTAGCAAGATCAGCTTCTCTATTAGCCAGTTCCTCAATTAAATATTGATATCTCGTAATTTGAACCATTCTTTTATCAAAATAATCCCCCACTGATTTAGCACCTACAGATTCACCAAACATTTCAAATGTCTTTTGTTTAATATCATCAGTGGCTTTAACCCAATCAAGAACAAAATCTTCAACCATTTTCTTAGCTTGTCTTTGTTTCTCAATAGCTTCAGCATCTGCGGAAAAAAGTATTTTAACAAGATTATCTTGAACGAAACCAGATATGGTCTTATCAATATTTCTTTCAGTAGTATAAATTAAATCTTCAAAAGATTTATTTAGTGTACGAGATGAATTTTCAACTTCTTTAGTTGTAACTCCCAATTTAACCATAGCATCTTTATATTTTTCTATTAAACCAATTAAATCTTTATAAACACCTTCAGTCTTGCCTTGTTCTCTTAAATATTCTGCTAAATTACCAATATCATCAGTGCTAACACTAATTCCCCACCCTTCTGTTTCCTTGCCAATTTTTCTTTTGAGCTCTTTAATATCTCTTTTCAATCTAGTTATAGGACCTGTTTCTCCAATAGCTATTTCTTCAGCAATTAGAGATCCAAATTCTTTTCCTGACTCCTTAGCCCAATTTCTTGCAGTATTCAACAAATCTATAATACCTTTTGACGATTTTTGTGCTTCTTCGAAAACCTTACCACCTAAATCTTTTCCGGCCTCGGCAGCTAGTTTCTTAAGATTTTGAATTATGAAGGTAAACTTCATATTAAAATCACTTAATAATTTGTCAGCCAGTTCTCTAAAAGCAGGATCTTCACGCATTGACTTTAATTTTTCTTTCATAATAGTAAGGGCTGATAGCATTTGAGTAGCAAATTCTCTACTAGCCTTAGCTGTTTTCTTAATGTCCGGAGCTTGACCTATCCCAAATAAAGCTCCTGAATCTTTAAAACCTAATTTTGACGACATTTCAATTTGTTTCCTAACCTTATCTAATTCATCACCAGTTTCTTTTATCTTTTTTGGCATATCTTTAAACATGCTTTTCATATCTTCTTCAATATCATACAACATATTTTCTTTTCTTAATTTTAATGTATCCTCAAGAGTTTTCTTATAAGCCTTCGAAGCTTCATCTAATCCTTTGACGGAGTTAATTTTATTCTGAAGAGCATCTATTTCTTGTTTATGAACATCTATTGCTTGCGTCATTTTATTTATTGATTCAGTATATTCTTTATTAGTTACAATTAACCAATCAATAAATTTGTAGATAACATAAGCTCCTAACAATGACAAAAATATAGTAAAAGCCCCAACGGAACCCATAACAGCAATGGCTAATGAATCATAAGCATATCTTAATTTGGATATATTCGTCGTCATCTTAGAGACTCCAGCAATTTGAAATGGAGACCCAAGTGCAGAAAACCCACTTTTTAGGTTAATTATTCTTTCATTGAATTTGCCAACCACATCATAATAGGTTTGCCAATCCCTAGTGCCTCTTGCAAATCTATTCCTAAGACCACCAATAATAGAAGTTAAAACAAGAAATGCAGAAGATAATCCAACAACATTTAGTGCAACTCCACCAATTGCTTTAGGCCATTCTGCCTTCATTGAACTGAACTCATATCCAACTAATGACACTCCAGTGGCGGTAATCTGCATAATTTTCACTAGAGGTTCAAAACCTTCTCTAATTAATGCCGCTAAGGTTTGTTTCATCCTACCAAAAGCTACATCAGGCTTATCCAACATAACTTGCGCCATTCTTTCAGCAGAATCTACAGAAGTATCTTTAAGCCTTTGAATATCTTCATCAACTTTATTAATATTTCTAACTAATGAAATAAATCCCTTAGCTCCTATTATTCCCATTCTATCAAAAACATCACCAACCTGACTTATACTCAGGGCTCCTTTATCCATTCTTGTACCAATTTCTCTAAGTATTTCTATTAAATTAAGAGGAGCTTCTGGATCCATAGCTACGCCAAAAGCCTTTGCAAACGCAACTGGACTATCTGAAATTTTAGCTAACATCCTTTGCACGGAACGGCCAGCCATACCAGATCTAATTAAATGATCATTTAATACACCAAGAATTGATGACATTTCTAGAAATGTTAGGTTACTAGCCTTACCCATAGCCATTAAATGTTGATAACCATCTCTTAATTCATTTAATTCAACCTGATGAATATCAAATGTTGCAATTAAGATGTCATTTATATATTTAAATTTTTCTTCAAGAGTGGTAGCTCCTTTAATACTTTCTGCGAAATTATTATACACAGAAGCTGTTAATTTAGTCATAGATTGAGCTTCATCTTCTGAAGCTACAATAGCATCCATTGTAGAATTTAACGCTGCAACACTTTCTTTTGCATTTAACCCTGCACTTCCTAACTGATAAAGAGCCTCGCTTATATTTTCAATACCCTGCCCATATTTCAGCATAGCAGTTGTTGAAGCGCCACTAAACATATTAAATATTTCAGCTTGAGCCATGCCTTCTTGCCTAGCAGTCCTCATTGCCCGAGCCAATTCATGCTGTACTGTAACTACTGACATTAAAGCATCTTTAAAACCACGAATTGCTCCAAACATTACACCATATCCAAGAACCCATGCTGCTTGCGATCGCATCATGTCTTGGAATCCCTTTAAGGTAGTACGAATATCTCCTCTGAAGTGCTCAGCAGTTCTTTCAGATTCAAGTCTTTGAACTTGTTGTAACTTCCTTAATTTATCCTCATATCCACTTAATGAATTATATATTGCGTTATAACTTCTCGAAAGAATATCAAGTTCCTTAGCTTTTTTCATATATATTGCAGATGATTTACCTTCTTCTATTTCTATCTTTTTAAGTTTAAGCTCATATCTAGACATCAATTCTTCTTGTACTTTCCTTTTGGCATTTAATTCATTAATATAATCAGTAACAGCTCTAATTGTTGTAGCCATCCTTCCAGGTTCAAGGCCAAATGCTTTTGACGGATCTGTAAATCCAAATTTAGAAGTTATACCTCCCCATTTCTGATTAATTTCATTAACAAACCCACTAGTATCTTTTATCATAGTTTGAAAACTACCACCACCAGGAAGTTGCGATTTAAGGGCAACAGTTCTCTGCCTCTCAATGGCTTGAGTAATTCTTTGTATTGCTTGTTCAGCAGTTCCTATCTTAGAAGGTGCCCTAGCAAATTCTTCATCTACTTCTCTCAATATTTTAAAAAATTCTTTCAATTCTATTTCCTTCTGACAGATTTCTGTAATAATTTCCTTTTATTATCTGAAGTTCAAAAAGACGAGCGACTAAAATTAAAGTTCCAAGTATTAAAACTCCTCTTAAAAACCAACTTAACCAACTATCGTTTTTTTTGCTTGCTAAAGTCTCCATGAATTTAATGATATCAAAAAATATATGATTTTATATTTTTTATAACCCTTTTGTAATTTTAAGTTTATTTAATAAGGCTGGGTTTTCTAGAAGCTTCCCACAACCTCTAGCAACACAGGTTAAAGGATCTTCGGAAATATAAGTCGGCATTTTCGTTGCTTCCGAAACCATTTTATCGATTCCCGGAAAAAGCGATCCCCCTCCGGCCAGATAAATCCCTTTTTCCATAATATCCGATACCAATTCCGGCGGAGTTTCTTCGAGGGTATCGGATATACTGGTAATGATCTCCTGCAAAATTGGTGAAAGAGCTTCTCTGACTTCGGCGCTTGAGAGCTTGA